GTCGTCGGACTCCAAGGCCGCCACGACAGCGGTGAGCGCGGCCAGCGCCTGCGCCAGCGCGGTCAGCTGCTTTTGCATCGCCGCGAACTGCGTTGCCGACGTCTGCGTGCCTACCTGCTGCACCAGCTGCACGTTTGCGAGCGTTGAGTCGATGATGCGCAGGCGCTCGCGCACGTTGGCCACCACCTGCTGCACCTCGCGAAGCGTGAACTCTCGCGGGTCGTTGACGGCCGGGCTTCCAAGGCGGGCGGCCATCAGCGCACCTCTTCCACCTGCTCGACAAGCTGCACGGTGCGCACGCGGCTCGTGCCCACCAGCTCGACCTCGAGGGCCTCGTAAGACTTGCCCATGGGCAACGTGAATTCGAGCTTGCTCGTGATGCGCCGGGCGAGCAGCTCCGTGCCCTCGTCGCGGTATAGGTGCAGCACGATGCCGTCGAAGTCCGCAGCCTTGACCTTGGCCATCTGGAAAGCCATCTCCAGCGGCAGCAACCACAGCTTGCCGCGCCAGCGGTAGGGCATGGGCGTGTCGGCGCCGTTCCACTGGTAGATGGCCGTTCCGTCGGGTTCGATGGGCGTGAAGCCGGTGGGCTCGGGCAGCAGTTCGTCGGTGGGCTCCTCGTACTCGTCGAGCACCAGATAGAGCCGATCGGTGATGGGGTCGGTGTAGACGGCACTCGCGTGCAGGCCCAGCGAGATCAGGCCGAAGCCGTTCGGGCCGGGCTCGAGCGCATAGCCGCCCTTTGTCACGCCGTCGTCGAAGAAAAAGTAGTAGGTCTCATCGTGCGACACACCCAGGATCGAGGTGGGATCCAGCGCCTGCCACTGCTCGCGCGTGAAGATGGCCGCGGTCATGTTCTCCACGCGCGTCGCGCCGGCGGACACCATGAGGCCGTCGGGCCCGGCGAACACCACACCGATGCCGGTCAGGTAGCCGATCGAGCGCCTGGAAGTGCACGCGTGCGGTGAGCCCGGCTTGCTCATCGAGTAGGCGTCCGGCGAGTTGCCGCTGGCCGTGTAGACAAAGCTCTCGGTGCCGATGAAAACGGTCGTGTCCACGTTGCCCAGAGCGACGATATCGGTGTCGGTTGGCAGCCGGTAGGAGATCGGCCAGGCGTGCGGGTGGCCGCTCACGCTCAGGCATAGCTGGTTGCCGGCGCTGCCCACCATGATGCCGTTGGGCAGCGCCAGGACGTTGCGCAGGTCGTCGGGCGGCAAGTCCCAGCCCTCAGTCTCGAGCGCGTCGCCGAGCTCCTCGTCGGGCAGGTTGTCGGTGAAGTCCTCGGTGCTCAAGTCAAGCTCGGCGACGAACCTGAACACGGTGCCCGTCGAGCCGGTGGCGGCCCGATAGATGCGCTTTTTCTCGACGTGGTACTCGTCCAGGCCGGTGGGCACCGAGGTGGCTGTGGAGACGACAACCGAGCTGTTGACGCTGCGCTGGACGGTGTCGCTGGGGTCGCTGGGCGCGCTCTCTTCGTCGATGTCGTTGACGAAGGTGTACACATAGCTCGTGTAGACGAGCGTCGTGTCGGTGTCGCTGGCCGGCGGGCTGATCTGGATCCGGATGTTGTCGTACCAGGTCTTGCGGTCGCGGTTGGTGGCGTAGGCGCTGAAGGCCAGCCACCCGCCATCGATGGACCAATCGACCGTTTCGCCATCGACCAGCACGGTGCCGGTGGCCTTCTCGGTGACGGTGATCGTCACGCGGGCCTGGCTCACGCTCTTCACCTGCGCGGCCAGGGTGACGGTCAGCCACTTGCCTGTGGGCTTGAGCGTCGAGTCGATCACCGTCACGGTGTTGCCCTGGCCCAGGTCCCACTTCGAGAAATACTCGACGAGCGTGCCCTTGTCGGTGGACATGACGAAAGCCACGCGCGCGCCGGTGCTGGACGAGAACAGCGCCACGTGGGTGCGCTCGAAGAAGAAGACGTCATAGGTGCAGACCACCGCGGGCGCCTTCTCGGTGGACAGGTTCTGCGTCATGAACGGCACGCGGCTGTCCATGTCCATCTTGAACGACGGCAGAGGCTGGCCGAAAGTCTCGTCGATGGTCAGGAACATCGAACGGTTGGAGCTCGGGCCGCCGTTGGCGCTTACCGTCCAGCCCGACAGGCTCGAGCCGTCCCAGCTCAGCGAAAACTCTTGCCTGTCCAGCCGGATGGCGTCGATGAAGGCGTCGCACTCGGTGCCGCCGTCGCGCACGTAGGTTTGCACGATGCGCACCGTGACCGCGTCGGCCGGCACGGTGGCCACCAGAGTGCGTTCGGTCCACGTGAGAACTGGCGCGACCGTCTGGACCTCGGATGCCACCTCGGTGCCGGGGATCTCGATGTCACTAGCGTCCAGGAACTGCAGCGCGAGGCCGGCCTTGCCGCCGTCGGTGTTGGCTGCCTGCTGCCAGAACAGGGCCAGCGTCTGCCCGCCTGCGATGTCGTTGTCCGACAGGTCGATGTCCTGGTAAGCCGTGAGGCTCGCGTTCTCGCCGCCGAACCAATAGTGCGTGCCGGCATAGGCCAGAAAGCCCGGGATCGACGTGTTGTCGTGGTCCTCGAGCACCTGGCCGCTGGGCGACACCCAGTCGAGCGCGCCGTCTTCGGCGCCCGGGTTGCTGATGGGGATGTCGCCGGTGACAACGGACGGCGGGTTGACCACCACCTCGGGCGCCACCTCGGGCGAGGGCACGCCCAGCGGGCGCGTCTCGACGGGGTAGGGCTCGGGGCCGGTGGTGGCGAGCTCGACGTTGGTCCAGCGCGGGCCCAGCCCGGCCAGGCCGGTGATGTACGTCCGCTTCGTCGTGTCGCCCAGCGTCGCGCCGCGGGCAACTTCGACTTGCTGCTCCCAGCTCAGCCAGTCGTCGCCCAGCTTGAAGATGGTCTGCGCCGGCTCTGAGCCGACGGTGGCCAGCTGCTTGGAGAACAGCGGGCGCATCCATGCCTCGAGGTCGCCGCTTTTCAGCGAGGCATTAAGCGCGATCTGTGCGCCGTTGTCCGGCAGCGCCCGCGGCGTGAGCAGCGGCACCATGCCCCGAAAGCTCTCGTGTGCGATGCGCATCAGGTATCCCAGGCAACGGCGCCAGAGGGCACCGGAAATAGCAGGTCTGCGGGCAGCGCGCGCAGGGTGGTGACGAACTGGCCGCGCAAGCCGCGGTGCAGGAACTGCATGGCGCCGGCCTGCGCGCCGGTCCATGCGTTGTTCGTCGCCCAGGCGGCCAGGTCGCCGGCGCTGGAAAGGGTGTCTGGCAGCACGCGCACGCCGTTGACGTAGACGCCGATCACGGCGCCCGTGTCCAGGTTCACATCGAAGCCGACCGTGTCGCCCCAGAAGAAGCCCGACTCGAGCAGCTTGTCGAAGAAGTAGTTGGTGAACCCGCCGTCGGCGCGCCACTGGCGCAGCCACCAGAAGAAGGTGTCATTGGTGGAGTTGTAGCCCAGCACCAGCAGCACAGCCGAGAAGGGCGTGGGCAGCGAGTCCAGCGTGCCGCCGGCCACCGCCACGGGCCCCGAGGCGAAGCCGAACTGATCGAACAGGGCATTGCCGTCCCACGTCAGTTCGAAGTAGCGCCGGCCCGCGTAGCGCAGCGGCGTGCTGGCCGTTTCCAGGAAGTCATCGAACCCGATGTCGGCCTCCACGGTGAATGTCTTGTCCAGGTTGCTCGCGGACCAGACCGGATCACCCAGCGTGGACAGCACCGGTGGTTCCAGGTTCCACGCCGACGGCACCACCGGGGTCGCGGTGGCATGCGGCATGCGCCAGCCCATGGCCTTCAGGCTCATGCGGCCTCCAGGTCGCCGCACAGGATCCACACATCCGACTCGCGCCGCAGCAGCGTGGCCGTGGCGTACTGGCCGGCCAGCAGTCCCGAGAAGGCCGAGCGCACGAGCAGCGTGACGCCCACGCCGGCGGCCACTTCAACGGCCCGGGTGCCGCCCATGAAGATCAGCACGGGGTCATTCGTGAAGGGCCCGTCGGTGTCGGGTGGGATGGTGATCGTGATGGTGCCATCGAGCTCGGATGACGCATCGATGCCGTTGCCCAGATCGCCCACTGCCACCTCGGTCGAGCCGGAGACTTCGCGCCAGGTGATGGCACTGCTGGGCGCCGGCACGTTGACGGTCACGGTGCGATCGCTGCCCCTAGTAGCCGTGATGCCGGTCGAAAAATTGATGGTGTCGACGTCGGCTTCGCCTAGGTTGACGCCGTCTTCCTGGACTTGCAGCGATGACGTGGCCGCCTCGCCGGTCACGCTCACGACATTGCTGTTTTCGCCGGTGCCGCGCGTGGCTGTGAGGCCGGCCCCGAAGTTCAGCGTGTCAGCGTCCGGCCCACCGAGGTCGGTGCCGGCGGCCTGCATCTGGATGAAGTTCGGGAACTCCTGCGCCGCGGGCGGCGGAACATCGGTGAGCGGCGTGACGGAAAAGGCGGTCATGGGCGAGATCTCCTAGGCAATGATGGCGCGCGGCTTGGCGCGCTGCGATCCGCGCTGGTACTCGCGTTGCTCGTCGGCCTTGGCGTTGTTGATGCCGCTCTGGTAGATCAGGCTTTGCCGCTGCGCTTCGTGCGCGTCGCGCCATGGCTCGTTGAGGTTGAGCAGGTAGGCGAGTGCTCCGGCCTGGATGGCCTGGTCCCACTTGGCCAACACGCTTTCCTCGATCTGGTTCTGTCCCGCCTTGGGGATGAGCACGATCGACAGCGTGAGCGGATAGACGCCGTCGGGTAGCGGGTCGATGGCGAACTGGCCTTCTGGGATGTAGGCGAAGCGTCGCGGCGCTCCCTGCTGGGTGCCGGGCCACCACTGGGTGGGATCGCTCACTGCCAGCGGCCAGGGCTGGCTGTTGCTCTGCGTGAAGCTCATGGCCCGAATGCCGATCACCTCCTCGTAGGGGTCGCTGCCCAGTCCATAGGCGCGCACGCCCTGGGCAGTGGCCCCGGTGAGCGCTGAGCGATACCACCGCGACTGCCGCAGGAAGCCTCGAGCGCTGCGGATGATGGCCGCCTGCAGGGTGCCGTTGGGGCACTTCTTGCAGACCTGCGCCACGTCGCGCGCGATGTCCAGCACATGAACCTTGGCCATCACACCACCCCCTTCGCACTGGCAACGCGCGGCGCGGCTTCGGCCTGCGTCTTGGTCTTGGCCCCGACCATCGTGGCCCACTCGTTGAAGGCCGTGGTGCTGCCGTTCGGGTCCTGGCGGGGCCCGGGCTTGAGAAAGGCACGAGAGACGGCGTACGCCACGAGGGCGGGCTGGTAGGCGTCTTGCAGCAGCACGGTGTCGGTGGACGCTGTCAGCGCCGCAGGGAGCGCGCCGTAAAGAGCCTTGACCGAGCCGGCGCCCGTGTTGGGCGGTGTCACGTAGAAGCGCCGCGGCGCGCGGTCGTCGGCGGTGAAGTGCTGCACATCCACCTCTTGCGTGGCGGCGGGCCAGAAGCGGTTTTCTTCGTCCAGCAGGGCGCGGTCGACTTGCGTGATGCGGCGCAGGCTCGCCTCGTTCTCGCTGATGTCGAACAGCTCGATGCCGGCAGCGGGCAGCTCCTGCGTCACGCCGGCGGCGATCGGGATGTAGGCCTGCAGGGTGTAGGCGTCGGACTTCACCAGGCAGGTGGCCCGAATCGCTTCGTTCAGGTTGCTGATGAGGTTGGCGTCGGTCCAGCCCGCGCCTGGCGCCGGGTCGAACAGGCGCTCACGCAGCATGGTCAGGTAGTCGGATACCAGCATCAGCGCACTCCTCGGATGTCCTGTTGCGGCGGGGTCTGCAGGTCGATCTGCAGGCGTGCGCCCACCATGCGCTCGAACTCGGCCATGAAGGCCTGGGCCTTGGACAGATCCTGCCTTGCGCTGGCCTTGGCCAGGGCCCGGGCCACCATGAAGGTCTGCAGCGCCGTCTCGTACTGGTCGGGCATCAGCACCTCGTCGGTGACGCTGGTGATGCGCGGTGGGAAGGCGCCGAACATGCACGTGAGGGTCGCCCCGCTCGAGGCCGGCGGGCTGACGTGGAATTGCCTGGGCAGCCTGGGGTCGAAGAGAACGTAGTTCACCTCGTTGCTGGCGCTGGCCGCGGCCCAGTCGGGATTGACCCGGATGAACTCGTGCGCGGCCTGCAGCGTCACGGCGTTGCCGGCCTGGTTGTACAGGCAATCGATGAAGAGGCACCCGTCATCGGGCAGCGACTGCACGACACCGGGCTCCAGCGAGATCTCGCGGATCACCGGGTAGGCGTCCATCTTGGCGGCGATGGTGCGCGTCATCGCGCTGTTCAGGTAGCCGATCAGCTCGGCGTTGGCCCACCCGACACCCGGCTCGGGGTCGAAAAGCTGCTCGCGCACAGTGTCGATGTACTCCTGGCACGTGATCATCTCAGTGCACCCCTTGGCGGTCTGGCGGGCTGACGGTGGCGTCCTTGACGGCGCGCCAGCGGTCCAGGTCGGCATTGAACATCGCCATGAACTGGGTGCTCTTGCCCAGGTCCTGGCGCGTGGTGTTCTTGGCCAGCGCCATGCCGCAGACGAAGGCCCATAGCGCGGTGTCGAACCACTCGTCGATGGGCACCTGGTCGCTGGCGTCGAAGGCCGGGGGCAGCGTGCCCAGCACGAGCTCGACCGAAGCGCCCGAGCTTGCCGGGGGCCAGACCATGAAGGTCTTGGGCGAGCGCTTGTCATAGATGAAGTAGCGCGGCTCGCCAGCTTCAGCGGCGGCCCATTCGCGCTGCGTGCGCGCAAGCTCGGTGAGCGCCTGCTGCAGCACCGGCTGGCCGTCGCCGTTGGTGGTGGCATCGATCAGCACGAGCGCGCTTTCGGGCAGGTACTGGCGCATGCCCAGCTCGAGCGCGTGCTGCACGACTTGCACGTAGGGATCCAGGAGCAGCGCGCAGGCCTTGTTCACGCCCATGCGCAGATAGCCGAGCAGCTCGTCGTCGGGCCACGTCTGATCGGAGGGCGTGTCAGCGTTGTCCAGCAACGTCGTGCGCGCCTGGGCGATGAGGGTAGATGCGCCGCTCATGGGTTCCCCTTACGCGCTGGTCCTGGCGCTGCCCGGAGGCCGCCCGCGGCGCCGGGGCTCTTCGGCTGCTGCCATGCCCGTGGGCGGCGGCAGGCTGGGCGTGTCGGCTTGCGCGGCCGGCAGCTCCATCTCGGGCAGCATCGACAGGCGATAGCACTCCTGGCGCAGATCTGCCAGCGGCTTGGCCGCATCCAGGACGGCGCCGTACTCCTCCATCGCGAATGCGACGATCTCGTCTGCCGTGGCCTTGCCGAGCTCGAATGGCGCGGCGTCGGCTTCCGGATTGAACACCACCTGTCGGCGCTGGCTGAAGCCCTGCAGGTAGCGCAGGCGGTCCTCGAGGGAAGCCCTCGGGTCGCCGCGGTAGGGGCGAAAGTTCTGCTTCTTGGCCACCAAGGGGACGTTGGGATAGAGCATCCCGTCATCGCGGATGAGTAGCGGGCAGTCGCGGTTCTGGCGCCGGCGGTTGCGCGCCTCGCTCATGCGTTCTTCGGCTTTGTCGTCGATTCGTGCCATGTCGGAAATCTCCTGTGGGTGCGATCACCGGCCCGGGATTGGGCCGGTGGCGTCGTGGCATCAGCGCAGCGGGTCAGGAACCCGAGGGCGACGAGCCCGGGGTCAGGGCCGGGCGCTTCATCTTGCCGGCTTGGCCGTTGCTCTGGCCCGGCATCAGCGGCTTGTCGGGAAAGCGCGCCTTGGCCTTGCCGTTGGCCTTGGCGTTCTGGTCGTCGACGATGGCGCTGCCCGACTTGTAGGTGTCGGTCGCGCCGTAGGGGTTGGAGACTTTGAGGCCCATGATCCTTGTTCCTTTCGATCGTGGAAGACGAGGGCGCCCCAGTCGCCTGGGGACCCTGTCAAGTGTGCGCCACATGGGCGCGGCTGCTTACGGCGAGGCCGGCGCCTTGGCCACTGCGGCCGTGCCGATGTAGCTGGGCTCGATCACCTCGAACCCGTACACCATCAGCCCCCGGATGAGATAGCCGAAGTCGCTCGGGTTGTCGATCATCTGGCACTCGACGATCTGCGCAGCGAAGGTCAGGCCGGCCGAGTGGCCGAACATCACATAGCTGGCCGGGCCCGGGCTCACCTGGCGCAGCACGTTGCGCGACTGGTAGCAGGTGAAGCGGTCGATTTCGCCGATCTTGCCGTTTCGCAGGATCGACACCCCGTCGCCGGCAAGCGAGGCGATCTTGAGATCGCTCTTCTTGACCATCGCCGTCACCCACGGGGGAATGACGATCCATCGGCCCTCATCGCTCACGTTCTGCTCGTCCAGGACTTGGCCAGCGGCAACGAACAGATCGTCGACGATGTTGTCCTTGTCGAGCAGCAGCGGGTCGGCTGCCGTGCCGAGGTCCAGGTCTTGGCTGTCGGCACCGGCGGTCGCACCGCTGTTGTCGGCGCTGACGTCGGCCGGGATCGTCTCGAGCATGTCCGCATCGGCGGCGATGCGCAGCTGCATCGAACCGTCGTTGGCGAACACGTCGGCCAGGTCCAGGTCAGACTGCCGGCTGTCGACGGTGTTGAGCGCGACGTTGAAGGACTTGGCCTTGTCGATGGCCAGCGTCACCGAGTTGCGGGTCGGGTACTGCGGGGTCAGGCCCTCGCCAATGACGTAGTCCGACACGGTGATGTCGGGCACCGTGCGGATGATGACGTTTGCGCCGAAGCCGGCGATCTCGCCCTCGTAGTCGGTCGTGGCGATATCACCGAAAACCGTGGTCTTGTAAAACTTCTCGACCAGCTTGCCGGACCAGACTTCGGGCAGGAATTTGACGGCGCCGCTCGGACCATAGTCCGGGACACCTGAAGCACGCGGGACGCCCATGGCGACCTCCATTGAGTTGCTGCCCCCTCACGGGGGGCTCACAACAGCGCGAGCCTCTTTTCGAACGCGATCTTTTCGGCTTCACTCACCTTGTTCAACGCAGCGTCCTTGTAGTAGGCATTGATCTCGGCCTTGGTCGGTGGGGTTTGCGAGAGATCTGCGCGGCTGGCGGCGACCGGTGCGGCCGGCGTGCCAGCTCCACCTGCTGCGGTCACGGGCGGCTGCGG